GTCGATGGATTGGTGAACAATAGAATTACCAATCAGGCGAACATGATTGTCGCCTTCACGCTTCAATTCTACAGTGTTTGGATAGGATACTGGCCGGCCAGCTTCAAAAATACCGCTATCAAAAATATAACCAAACATCGTTGATGTGGCCGAGTCATACTTGAATGACTCAATCAACAGATTCATTGATGACACGATAGGTTGTGCAATATATGGGCCACCGTTAGTTACGGTATCGCTTACAAAAATATCTTCCCAGCGAGTAATGCCTGGTGGGGTAGAGATAGAAACAATTGTGGTGTTTGCGTCGTTTGACATGAGAGCCTCCTACCTGAATATAATATCAGATAGAAGGCTCTATGTCAAAGGCTAGATGGTCCAGGGGTTCAGGCGAATGCTACCATGTAGAGCGATACGCTCGCGTATCTTATTAGCTTCACCACGCGCATGGAATCCATAGACATTGGCAATTACCAAAGTGCCAGCAGAACAAGTGATATCTTCCGCCACACAACCCATTGTGGCTAGCTCAGCATCGCTTGCGCGCCATGAACCCTCATCGTGTCCAGCCGAGCGCCAAGATTCCCATGTCTTACCACGAGTAGCAAACTCGCGAGTCAGACGCAAACGTGCAGCCGATAACCCATGACTATTGCGCGCAAAGCGGAAGGGACCCTCACCAAGATGCACATCTCTCGGGAAATACCAAAACTTCCATGCATCAAACCAAGTATCTTGATGCATCACTTTCTGAATATCATTGTCCTCAGGACCATTGACAACTCGCTGTGAGAATGCCGTGCGGTCTAGCTCTTCAGTAATAGTTTGAGAGCTATAGCCAGTGATCTGTGATAGAATTGGGGTAATCATTGCCAGTAGTGTGCGGCATGTATCATATTTACCGGAAACAGTTGACATCATATTATATGAATTTTTCGACAAAGCACCATGTGGGGATGATAATTCACGTAGCAGACCATCCCGCTGCTCATCGGTAAGCCCCAATTCATCAGGACCAATCACAGTGATTCCTGTCTTGATGCATTCTTCAACAGCACGACGATATGCAGGATCGCCATGCAGATGAAGTCGATTCCTATAAGTACACCGACCGATAAACGCGCGAAGAATATGCACATCTTCACTTAGATTATCGCAGTTTTGAAGTCTGCGAAGATCCTTTGTGATAGACAGCAACTGCTCAGCCTGCGATGCATCGCAACCAAAATCGAGCAAAGCATCCTTAGCAAACCCCCAGCATTGGGTTGGATGATTTGCTATGGCCGATGAATGGGCTAAGTTGATTGCATTATCACAACCACTTAGAACAGCATTGATATTGTCACGTTCATTCCATGAATCGTATTGACCGATTCTCACGACAGAATCTCCAGATTAGGGCAGAACTCGCGCGCCTCTTCAAAGAAACGCAGATCATCCTCAATGGAATTATATGTACCGTTGCACCAAGAAAGACCCATGACAGATACCTTCTTCTTCACGTCATAGAGAAGTGTGCTACCGACAAATGAGCTTGGTCCACAATAGACTCTGTGCGCCCACAGAAGCTCAAACCAATCATCCTTCGCTTCACCGCGAATGACCTTGACATGCTGCTCCAGAGTATCAAGCAGAGAGTCGTCATCACCCATAGCAACAACCTCAGCGCGTGAGTTCTGAGACTTTGCAAGTTCAATAAGTCTCACATAAGACTCGACGGTGGCAATATTTTTGTCACCACCGCGCACATGCACGATGACTCGTTTCTTATCATACTTTGTCTGCTCACGATCTAGCAGAGGCAACCATCTAATGACGGATTCTCTATTACGAAATGCTGTCCTACCAGCACCAGAATGCCAATACGGAGTCTTCCTGGTTCCTTCGTGATCTTCTCTAATCTCACAGAGAGGATCCGTGACCCAATGAAGCTGAGATAACTTAGCACCAGAAACACCACCACCACTATTGACTACGATGGTTGGCGTCTCATCTGGCTGCAAACGACTAATTCCAACAAAAGCTTGCAGCAATTGTGTACCAAGCTGTCCTCTAACATGAACTCGCATTATGCACCACTCTCCATCAGATTATTATATGTTGATTGAAATACGTTCGTCTCTCCAATCGGTACAGCATTCATACCTTCTGGATAAACAAATACAAAGTCGACATCAGGATTCGTTCTAGCAACCCAAGCCATGTATCGCACACGACCGAAGTTGTCGGCTACGTTAGCGCGCGTCTCTGGACCGTAGTTTGCTGTACCATCATACAGATTGCTCACCGACTGCTTTGCATCCTGCAGGAATGAATCAAACCCAATGCAAAGCAGAGTCTTTGCACCAGCGCGAATTGCTGCAAGCATAGCAGCCATGCCAGCATTACCGCGCGGCCTACCAGATGTCATGTGAAGCTCTTGTGGCTCCCATCGCTCATCGTCAGGTGGTACCACCACGCGCTTTGCTGGGAAGCTGCTGGACTCAATTTCTGCGATGATACCATCATCGATGGCCACAAGATAGTCAGGTACGATATATCCAGCCGATTCATATTCACGGTAAAGCGCATTGCAGCCGTAGATGCGCGGGCGGTCATCACCCATAGTGCGAACCATCGCGGCAAGATCCATGACCTTGCGCGATGTACCATTACCGACAATGATAGCAACATCATTATAATTCACTTCCAGTGCCCCGTCATCTTGGGATAAGCTTCCTTGATTGCACCAACCATAACCTTAATCTCCTTGCGACGCATACGTAGCAGCAGCTTTGCATCAGCAGGATCGACCGTCTCAAGGAGCTGAACGAAAAGCTGCTCGCGCTTGATACGATTTGTCGCTAGACCATCAGGTGTATTGGTAAAATACACAAGCCTCTTGATTTCCTTATAAAAGCGACCTTCCTGATCAAGGCTATCATTGAGAGGCTTATACGGCGGATCAGTATCAGGCACAAGCCATTGCAGATATGGATCATGCGTGAACTCAAATACCATACGCAGAGCCTCGCTATCATTTTCAAGAATGGCCTTGACCTGTCCGGCCTTGGTCTTTTGTTTCTCAATCTCACTCACAATTTGAGCGAGGCTCTTAGTCGGCATTACTGTTTTCTCCTTTAGAAATCACCGATGCTGTCTGTAAGCTGGCGCAGACGCTTCGCCATAAAATACGGCATCATTGCAGTTCTGGATGCTGGTGTGGTAGACTCAAACGTATTGATGACATCCTTCTGAATGTCCTCAGGAACCATATCAAGGTCAACGAGCATCTGATTGCGACGATAACCGCGCATCATTGCATCATCGCAAAACTGATCAGGCTCCATCTTGCACCACTCATTAATCTTGGCGCGCGGCAGAGGACGTTGACGACGACCAGAGACAAGCGCATCATCTTCTGTCAGGAAGTTTGGCACACCATCACCACGATCACCAGACATGATATGCTCGCGGCGGAATCGCTCGGGATTGTCAATCGGAATCATCTTCTTCTGCACTGGCGCATACTGATGCACATTCGCATACTTCTGAAGCTGTGCGAAATCCTTATCACCAGAGAGGATCAGAATCTTCTCATTCGCATCGCTATTGATAAAGCGACCATGATAATGACAAAGAGCAGCGATAACATCATCGGCCTCTGCGCGATTTACCTGAATTACCTTGTAAGGCATATGCTCGCGCAGTTCATCCTTGATCTTGGCCATCGCTTCAAACAGCGCAGGCCAGTCAAGGTTAGATGCATCGCGGTCCTTTTTGCGATTGGCCTTGTAATGCGAAAACACTTCGCGGCGCCAATACCGCTTGTCATCGCAGCAGATAACCAGATCACCAAACTGATGCGAGAACTTCTGTCGATAGCTACGCAAGCTATTAAGCACCATATGGCGGATGAGGTTTTCATCCACCACTTGCTTATTGTGTACCAGGTGCACCATCAGGTTACTGATCATCACCTGGTTGAGGTCAACCAGAATCATGTTTATCAATCCTTCTCCATATCCTATGTATAGTACCAGGATATGAGCATCATGTACATGGCAATGTGCATTAATGTGATGGATTGTAAAGTCTAAATTCAGAAATATTGAATAAAGATAATACTTCAATACTCTTTGGCAAGTACATATCGGACTTTTCTCTTATGGGATCATGAGTACCAGGATTTACCTTGTTTACCAGGGCAAATGCAAACGGAAATACCTCAATCTTTTCAAAGAGAAGATGCTTATAACACCTAGCCATAGAGGTGCTGGAATTACACAGATCATCAATAATCATTGCAGGCTTGTTATTCGGTAGACCTTCAATCATGTTCTGAAGGCCATATTCTTTACGCTCCTTGCGAACAATGAAGGCATTTACATCATAATCATATAGATTGCCTATAATTGGAAAAGCCGCAAGCATTGGAGCCGCAGCAGTTTCCAATCCAGTCAATTGAAAATTACCATGACCAATTCTTTCATCGACCTTGTACCAGAATAGCTGGGCGACCGCGCTATTAAATCTATGATTGAATAGGCCGCGACGCAGATAAAACATCCATGAATAAACTGTTCCAGGTTTCTTGCCCGGAAGACCACCTGGTCGCCGGACAATACAATGCTCATCAATGTAGCCGTGAACCCACTGTCTAAGCTCGTCCTGCCATTGTTGGTGTCGCATTACATGCATGATTACTTACCTGCTCGCAAAATTAGGGTTTGACTATTTACAACACCATTGACTTCTGCTGGCTTAGTCTTGATAGAATCAAAGGTCTTAGCCAAAGACTTGATACCACCAGACATGAGACGCTTTAGCACATCTTCTGGTGAGCGTAGCTTTTTTCTGAATGATAGCTTTGGATCATAACCATCAATTACACTACGTCGCACAGATAGCTTTGATCCAAGAGGCGCAACATACCTATACACATAGCGACGTGCCGGCTGATAAAGTAGAACCTCAGTCGCTCCGATAATATCCTTTGGGTCGATGCTAACAAGTCCAAGCTCATCAAATCGATCAAGATATCGCAGCTTGGCCACAAGCTTCTCTGGCGTCTTGGGTCGCGCCTTACGAACCTTTGGTGGCTTGATATTAGCCGAGCAGTAAAGATTGATAGCCTGCAGCACACCAGCATAACGCGCGAGAGTATCACGTAGCTGCTTCTTGGTATAGCTACGATAAGCCTCTACACATTGCTCATCTGTACGATCAAGCGCATGTTGCACCTCTTGAACAAGACGCATCATGCGCTCAGTATCATTCTTAAGATCAGCAGGTCGTGGTTGATGCATCTTTAGAATACCAGTTGCATCAACAGCAGTGCCAGCATCAAGTGCAATCTCAATCATGGACATCGCATCACCAGCAGGATCCTTAGGTGCTACCGGTGCGACCTTAACCTTAAGTCGGCGAGCTGATTCGCGCGTAGCATCACGACGCTCCTGACCACGCAGCAATAGCAAAGGAATCTCGGTGTCCAGTCGCTCTTGCTGACGCACAGTTGGCTTTAGCCCGCGCATGATCATGCGACCGAGAGCAGGAAGATTTGTGGCTTCAAACTTCCAGTCCTCAACATAATCTAGCACTTCAATATCATCTTGCGAATACCGCTTTGTATATTGCATGTAATCAGCAAGCACCAGTCGCGCGACCTTAGGTTCTAGGGCCGCGCGATACCAGTTATATGCATATACCAGACTGGATTCATTCGTTTGATTATCAGTCCAGATAGGCTCGTCTCCGAGATACTTTGTCTCGGAGAGTGGCAGCTTAAGCTTCCTCATTCTCTTCCCTCAGACTATTCAAGAAGCTAGTCCATTGACGGGAGCGCAATGCCCATCCATAAAAATTATCTGCATAAATCTTCTGGAATCTGAGCTTATTTTGGTTACCTTCATCCCAATATCCATTGATAACCTCAGCCAGCACGCTAGCAAAGCGATTTGCATGGTCATTGTAATCCTCAATAAATGGATACATGACTGCAAAATTAGCAGTGGTTTCAGGTAGAGCAGCAAAATTGGGGCACACAATATTGCAACCCGCACTCATAGCCTCAATCACGCTAATTGCGCTTGTCTCTGGCCAGATGTTTGGATAAGCATAGATGTGAGCCTTCTGTAGCGCATCACGCACGATATCATTGGGCTGAAACCCATGATAGGTCATATTGGGATGTTCTTCAATGCGCTTGAAAATCTCACGATACGGCTCATCCCTCTGACCCCAACCGTAAATATTAAACGAGCTGTATACGTCCAGATGAATAGGATAATTAGCCTTTGCCAGATGCTCAACCACAGGAACAAGAATTTCCAAACCCCTATGAGGAGTCGTATGATAGATTAGACGAATGATCTTATCTCTAGACTTCTTATGCTCGGGAATCGGATCGATAGCATTTTGCAGCACCACACCATCCGAGTGAGGTACACCGCGCCCAATATTGTAAGTTGCTTGCTGATAGTTTGATACGAATACCAGCTTTGCAAAACGCTTGCGCGAGTCATCATCCGCAAGGTGTTCAGATTCAGGATCATCCCACGTATCATGCAACCACAGAATATTCTTCTTGGTCGGATGCAGATCACGCACACGAGAACAGATAATATTAAACTCGCTAAGGAGCTGCGGATCGACATAGCGTCGCAGCCCATCCATCATCATTTCGGTACCACCACGCGCACCAATATGCGCGTAGGTACCATCTGCTCCAGGTCCTAGAGACTTAGCAGAATCCTTAAGCCCAGATACATTCAATACAGTCATGGATACGTCACGCCCTCCTCAATTGCGATGATCTTATCTAGTCGAAAGCTGCGCCACCCACTAGCAGTCAAATCCCAAACTGCCAAGCTATCCTTAGGTTCTGGACGCTTTTCCTCTGATGCAGGCGGCGGCAAATACTGCTCCTGAAGCGTGCAGGTCATAATGCGGCGATCACCATTCACCTTGTCGAAGGTAATACGCACGACGCCAGAGTAAAGCCGCTCGCGCAGGTATTCTTTGGTATACAAATTCTCATTCATCTTCTTCAACTCCATGCTTATTAAGAATGGTCTCACGATCAATATAACCCTTATTATCAAGCCATGCAAGGGTTTTGTCAATCGAATTTAGGGAAATATCTTGAACAGCCGCAGTGTATGTGGTCAGGATAGCCCAACCAACAACAAAGCCCATAACAATCTCTGTAAAGATTCCAATCTCAAATGGTAGCTTCTCAAGAATGGAAATAGCGCCAACGCATGACAGAGCCCACATACAGGCCAGTCGCGGGTTTTGTAGAAAGAACATTATAGCCTCCGAGAGCGCGAACCGAGAGTGGCAGGGTCATCGCTAGGCAATGCAACCTGC